TTCCCGAAGGTCATGGCCAAGGAGTTGCGTAAGAGTAACCGCGACATTGGGCGCATGGCGTCGCGTAAAATCAAGCCACAAATTCCGCGCAGCGGTAAAGACTTCAAGGTGTACGAAGGCACACCCGGACCAGGCAGAGCCAAGAAAGGCGAAGGCAAGGTCCGAATGACCATACCAAGCGGTACACTGCGGCGATCAATCGGTGTGCGCAACAGTCGCGGCAGCCGCATCAATGTATTTGTAGGACCACGAAGAGGCGGAGCCGAAAGGAATGATGGCTGGTTTGCAGGTATTGTAGACGACGGGCATATTGGTGGACGCAACAAGTCTATCAATAGCAGCAACTACAACAAGATTGCTCCGGCGCTGGCGCGCTTGCGTCCAGCTATGGAGCGCCTTATGATTCTCAAGTATCGCCAGGTGTTTAACAAATTCAAGCTCTAATGGAAACAGGCAAAGCGATATACAAGCTATTGAAAGACAGCGCCGACGTAGGTGCTATCTGTGCGGACCGCATCTACCCGGAGTTGGCACAGCAAGACGTTGACACGCCGTTTGTGGTGTACACCGTAACGGACACCACACCGAGCGGAACCAAGAACGCCACGTCAAAGCTGGACACCTCGCGTGTCGAACTGTACTGCGTGTCAGACGATTACGAACAGGCTATGTCCTTGGGCATTGCTGTACGTGACGCACTCGATAGGCAAAGCGGAACGATCAACGCTGTGCAGGTGCAGTCGGTAGACTTCGACACCAGTGACGTACAGTTTGACCCGGAACAACGGGTCTATGTCTTAGAGCAGACGTATGACGTCCGCATACAGCGCACCGGGCAGGCGGTGACGTACTCACTGTCTCCAGCCAACAGCATCACGATCGAAGAGGTCGACGGCAGCCCAACGGGATTGGCCAACAAGCTGGTGTTCAGCAACGGCACGGTGACCATTGACGGCAACACCGCCACGATCACCAGCGGCGGCTCGCTGACAGTCAAGGAAGTTGACGGCGCACCAAGCGACACCGCCAGCACAATCATAGTACCCAACGGCACGCTGGCTTTTGACGGCAGCGAGGCCACGCTAAACCTGACGCTCGACACGCTAGACACTACCGGCATACTGGAGCAGATAGCGTTGCAGCTTGCCGACGATAGCGGCGTGACTAGTAGCGACTTCGCCAACGGCTTAATTGGCGACTTCGACCAAGACGGTGTTGTAGGTTCTGCCGACCTTATCGTGTTCTTGGCAACGTTTGGTAATAGCTTAGCCAGCGACGCCAGCGAGCGCGCGGCACGACTGTCGACAGCATTTAGCAACAGCGACGGCACGCCATACGACTTTGTGCGTAGCATCAACAGCCTAGAGTTCCCCGACCGAGATGGCGACATCAACCTAAGCAGCGACGAAGTTCCTGAAGGCAGCACCAACCTGTACTTCACTGACGCGCGTGTTGACTTGCGCATTGGCCAGGCGCTCATCAGCGACCTTAGCGACATTCCCGACGGCATCGGTACCCCCGGCCAAGTGCTTGCCGTCAACAGCGGTCGCACCGGCTACGACTTCGCCAACCAGCCGACCATCCCCGACCTCACCGACTACGTCAGGTCCGTCAACGATGAAGCGCCGGACGATGGCAACGTAGTATTGACTACGGAGCTGGTGCCGGAGAACGAGAACCTGTACTACACCGACGCGCGCTTTGATACCAGGTACGCGACGAAGACGCATTACCATGATCGCTATGCCACGGAAGCAGAGACGGCACGCAGCGGCGCCACAGCCGACGTGGAGCTGTACTACACCGCACGTCCTGACGGCGACGGGATAGCCGAGAGCGCAACGAGCGACGTTGGCGAGACCGACACGATCAACCGCACGTTGTACTACGCGACTAAGTTTGACGCCGACCCCGACACGGCTCTTGACTGGACCGAGTACACCACGCAACCAGCTGACAACGCGACCTTTGCCACAGCTAAGGCGGCGCTGCTTGCTGGACTGAACGACACCGACGCTACCGCTGAGACGCGCGGCACGTTGCCATTGTCGCTGAAGATGGTGCGCACTACTACGTCGGCGGCTGGCGACTTGCTGCTTGACACCTACACAGGCGCTGCGGCGGCGTACTCAGTGCGTAAGCTGGACAAGGATTACACAGGCTACTGTATGAAGGTGCGGCGCGCTAGTGATGACGCTGAAGCTGATATTGGTTTTGACAGTAACGGCGACTTAGACACGGCTGCTATAGCTACGCATTGCGGTGCGTCAAACGGGTACGTGTCGGTGTGGTACGATCAAGCAAACGTCGGCGGCACGCCTAACAACGCCACGCAAAGCACGTCAGGTAACCAGCCGCAGATATACGACGGCACGGCAGTGCTTACGTTAAACGGAAAACCTGCTGTTTCTCAAAGAGCTGACAACTACAATGGAACCTTTACTGGTACTGGATTGAGCGGTAACACTTTAACCGTAATACAGGTAGTTGATACAAGTAATAGTGCTGGAGGCTCGTCCTCAGATACAGGTAGAGCACTAAGCGCAGGTAGTGTTGTAGCTGCATTCAGAAGCACTATGTTTTTATTTCAAGGCAGTGCACTCTTTGCGACAGCTAGTAAACCAAGCGCACAAACGTTGGGCATGTGGTTCTTTAAAGCAACCGATGAAGCATACCAGAATGGTACGCAAGTAATAACCGGAAACGGGGGCACGGCAAGTGTAGGTACACCTACTCTTTTAGGTCAAAGCGGCAGCACGCGGGTTTGTGTTGCAACAAATGAATTAATCATATACCTCAACGACCAATCTACCAACCGCACTGGCATTGAAACCGACATTGACACGTATTACCAAATTCCAGGAATGTAATGGCTACCGTATACCTCCCCGTAACCGCGCGCCTGAACCTCACCAGCGAGCAACGCGCCAAAGGCATCAGTCGCGAGCTGTACAACCTGAAGCTACCAAAGCACCTTCACGAATCTGGTCGCACCACTACGATGCTGCTGGCTACCATCGAGCACCCGGAGACAGGCGAGTGGGCGTGCGTCGGTGACACGGAGTTGGCTATTGCCGTACACCCGGAGCGCGACCTCAATGCATTGGTGGCACTGTTCCCACAGCTCACCACTGAGGAGCGCAGCGCGATGACGTACTACATAGCCACCAGCGACGTAGTGCTCTTCCAATACCTTATGCCAACGGACAGCGAGGTATTGACACAAGAACAAGCACAAGAGGCCGGATGGTTCGGCGCGGAATTGTAACTTGAGGACATGGAATTCTTGCTTGATAATTGGGCAGAGCTGCTCTTGGCCGCTCTCGTTTTCGCAAAGGTCATCGTCAACCTTACGCCATCGGTGAAGGATGACCGAGTCTTTGCATACGTTGACCTCTTAATCAACGCCATCATCGCAAACAACACAAAAGAAAAGAAGTAATGGCTATCATTAACGGTACCGTATGGCTCCTTGCTCTCGGCGGCACGGACTTGCCAGATCAAACTGAAGGAAGCATTTCCTTCAACATGGACATGATTGACATCACAACCAAAGACAGCAGCGGAGTCCGTGAGCTGTTGCCTGGTTTGCGTTCTGGAAGTATCAGCGTAAGCGGACTTGTAGACGATCAAGGCACGGGTGGTGCGGGTGGCGTTCTGTTTACTGCGCTGAATGCTCAAACAGTACAAACTATTGTATTCGGTTTGGACAGTACAAATGACTACCACTACACCTGCTCCGGCTATTGCAGTAGCTTAGAGGTAAGTGGCGGAACGGAAGACAACGTCACCTATTCAGCCACGTTTGAAATTACGGGCGGAATCAACCAAGTTACCGCTTAATGAAAGTCACACTTTCCGGGAAGGAGTTTACTTTACGATGTGACATGCGCGCGCTGGCTAACGCCAAGCGTGAGAGCGGTATTGACATCGGACAGCTTGAGGAGGACGCCATACAGATTGGCACACTGGTATACTACTTGGCCCAAAGCGGTGCGAAGTTTGCCGGCGTACCATTCGACTATGACCTGGACGACTTCCTCGGACTCATTGACATGGCTGACATGGACGCCATGACTACCGCGCTTGTCGCTCTATTGGGTGGCGGCGGTAATCAAAAAAAAGCGAAGGCAAGCCGCTAACGTTTGATCACTGTATGCAGATTGGGTTGGGGCAATTACGCTTCAGCCCATCTGTGTTTTATGACATGACGTTTGAAGAGTTCATGTGGGCGGCGCAAGGCATGAACCAACAGGAAGAAGCCAGGCAACAACAAGAGTGGGAGCGCGCACGGTGGTCGGCGGCGCTGGCTCTAGCTCCACACAGTAAGAAAGGCCAGCAGGTTAAGCCTCACGACCTTTGTATCTTCCCATGGGAGAAGAAGCCTAAGAAGAAAGGCACTAACAAGCTGCTGAAGAACGCGCTGAACAGTATTAGTAATGGCAAAACTTAAGGATCTAAAAGTCACCATTGGCCTGAGTAAGCGAGGCCTGACGAAGCTGAACGCAGACCTACGGCGCACGAAGTCAAACTTTAAAAGGAACTTTGGAGAGATTGCAGGACTAGCGAAGAACGCCGCGCTTGCAATTGGTGCCACATTAGGAGCTGGCCTAACTGCTATCGTCAAGTCAGGTGCAGAGCTGCAGACGTTAAAGGTTGGCTTTAGGTCAATCATGGGCAGCGCGGAAGGTGCGGCGGACATGGTCGACAAGCTCAACAAGTTCACGGCCTCCACTCCGTTTCGACTTGAAGAAGTAGCAAGAAGCGGAAGAAACTTGCTTGCGGTCGGCGTAGGCGTGGAAGACGTCAACGACAAACTGCGCATGCTTGGCGATATCGCTGCAGCATCAGGCAACAGTATTAGTGACATATCCGCAGCCTTTGCCAAAGTGCAAGCCAAAGGCAAGGTAGAGTTGGAGAACCTAAACCAGCTTAGCGATCGAAGTATCCCAATTTTTGCAGAGCTTAAAAAGATTACCGGCGACGCCAACATGGAGTTTGGTGCTGGCTCGGTATCGGTGGAGCAGTACAACCAGGCGTTGGCAAACATGGCTGCTGAAGGCGGCTTCGCCAATGATGCCATGGAAAACCTATCGGAGACGGTAGGCGGCAAGTTCAGCACGGCAATGGACAATGTGCAACAGGCTCTTGGCAACTTTGCCGAGAAGTCCGGTCTGCTGGCTACTATCACCAACTCGTTGGATGACATGACCAAGCAAGTCCAGCGGATGAGCATTGGAGACGGCGACTTGGTCAAGTCACGGGAGGAGGTTTATGATATTTCGGTACGTCTAAGAGAGGCGCACAAAGGCAACATCACAGCGTTGCAGGAGGAAGCGAAGGCAGCCTATGACACTGCGTTTGCAATCAACCAAGCACTAGATACCAAGTCTTCGGAAGCGCACTTGAAAGGCGCGCGATCTATGTACGACCGCGTGACTGAGGCGATGGCGTTTGCCAATACAAGCCTAAGCACCTTACCCGACGCGCCTGCTGGCTTTGGTGAGAAGGCCGCGCCAGCTGGACCGCCAGAGAAAGAGGTCAAGGTCAAGAAGCAACTGTTTCAGGTTGAGAAGTCTAGACTACTGCAGATGGGGATGGCCAAGGAGCTGCAAGGCACGATGGCAAGCGACATCATGGCAGCGGCGGAAGCCAACCACGTATTGCAAGGCAGCTATCAAGAAGTATCAGCCGCAGCTACGACAACGCTGGACGGCATGGTGGTGCTTGGCAACTTCGCAGGCTCTCAACTTCCGGGCTTGATGGAGTCGGCATTTACCAGCATCGTGGCCGGAGCTGGACAGTTCAAGAACTTTATGCTGGACATGCTAGAGAAGCTGCTCATTAAATTGGCCGCTATGCTTGCGGCGTTTGCTGCTATGTCGATACTGTTTCCCGGTAGCGGCTTGGTGCAAGGTGGCCTAGGTAAGTTTATGGGCGGGCAGTTT